TCGGTCATAGCGCAGATGATGGCTCTTATGAACGAGGCACTCAACTCGCTAAAGACCGCAGTACGACTTGATGAAAACGGCAATTTCTATGTTGACGATTAAGGAGATATAAAATGGCAACCCCGGCAATAAACACACAGCTTACAACATTTAACGGATACCTTGAGGATATTGACACTATCATCAAAGGTATAATCACCGACCTTGAAGAAAGCGAGGACGAAGAATGAGTACGCCCATAATCAACGCACAAATGGATGCCATCAACGGATCAATGGCAATACTAAAGAGCGACCTTACTACTTTGCGACCGCTCATAAAATCGCTTAAAGAAACTGCGCTCAACGCTTATGCGACCGAAAGCCTGTCGAACCAAGCCATCGCCTCGTTTACAGACGGCGCAAACAATGTTCCTGTCAAGTCCCTCTCCGTAGGGATTGAGCCTGTGCAGATTGGAACAGGCGACCCGTCACCGACAAATGTGCGCCCGATTATTGGGTGGAATAAAGCGCAGATACTACAATCTCAACTCGCAGAAATATCAGCGGCTAATGGAAGGATCATATTTCCGTGGAAAGACGGCAACACAAATTACAATCCCGAAATGAATCTTTGTTCGGTGTCGGACGAGGAACTTGAGGGTGGCACATCAGTTCACGGCGCATTCTTCGAATGGGACAAGACCATACCCTTCGGGGTGCCGTTTGATGAACCCGAAGCAATCTGCTATTTTGACGGCACAGAGGGCGCAGGGACATTTAATATCGGCATCGGGATGGCGTATGGCACAGGGTGGTCGACTTCAAAGCATATACAGTTTACTCTAAATGTTGCCCCGTCCAATGGTGACCAACTTGTAATTAACTGCGGAACAAACGCGGCCAACGATCCGACAAACGGCAGGACTTGGAACTTATACGCAAAAGGAAGCACGACATCCAAGGATACAGGAACTACATCTAATGGAACAAGCGGCACAAATCTCGGTTCGACAGACTCCACAAGTGTCGGCAAGGCCAACGGAAAAATCAACGCTCCGCAAAGAGCTGTTTATGGATATAACAGATGGTCGGAGAGCCTGTTAAGGCAGTACCTCAATGCCACATCAGCATCGGGCTGGTACGCTGCACAGAACCCTTGGGACAGACCGAACACAACGGCGGTTGCAAGAGAAGGCTTCTTGTATGGGTATGGGGCAGATGTTTATAAGTATTTCAAGCCAATTAAGGTCGTAACTGTAGCCTGCAATGCCGACAACAATGCAGAAGATGTGACCTATGACAGAGTGTTCCTGTCATCTCTTGAGCAGATGTACTGCGTCCCGCAGTTCTCTGGTAAAGAAGGGTCTTACTGGGAATACTACAAGAGACTGCTCGGAAGAACGACTCCGGCCGCACAAGGCTCGACATATCCCAGGCTTATCAAATATGCACTCAATGCACCTACCAGTGCGCAGAACTGCTGGCGGCGTTCGGCCAACAGCAACTCCGCGGCCACTGCGTGGTTTGTCGGCACGAGTGGCCTCGTGTACACGAACTACGCGTCCTACGCCTATAGGTGCGCCCCGAGTGTGTTTATCTCCGCTGAAGACATCAAGATTACCGACATCACATGGCAGGACACAGTCGGCACAGTCTACGGCGGCACGCTGAATGTGCTGACAGGGGTGCTGGTGGTGGATAAGGGAGTTAAGTCTTTTGACGGAAGCGAAACTTGGACGAAGAACACCTACACGGACGGTAAATCATATTTTGCTTACAAACTTGGCGCATTTGGGTTTGTAGTAAATGATGTCGGAATAAGTTCGCATTATGTTAGGGCAACAATTACTTCGACCACAACAGGAATCGGCTTTAATGTGTATAATTCTCCGAGCAATAACGACGCTCGTGTAGCTGTGCGACCCGACTTGTCGCAAATCACAACTGCGGCTGAAATGGAAACTTGGTGTGGTACGCAGTACACCAACGGCACACCATTTACAGTTGTCTACGAACTCGCCACCCCCACCACAGTTCAGCTCACGCCGACAGAGGTCAAGACCTTGCTCGGAGTGAACAACATTTGGGCTGACACGGGAGACATAACAGAGATAACCATAAGGTGCGACACGGCTCTGTACCTTCAGAAGTTAGTGGGGTGATTCAAATGACAGAAAGCGTAATCGTAGCACTAATCACAGGAGCGTTCGCTCTGCTCGGAACTTACCTCGCCAATCGCAAGGCGGCTTCGTTGATTGAGTACAGGCTGTCGGAACTTGAGAAAAAGGTTGACAAACATAATTTGGTCATCGAAAGAACCTATAAACTCGAAGAACGCACCGAACTTCAAGAGGCTGAAATCAAGAGGCACAACGAACGGCTTAAAGTTTTAGAACATAGACAGTAGCGGTTATCCGCAGAAAGGCTATCAAATGTCAGATAAAGTTTTTAACTTCCTTCGGTTCTGCGCTGAAATCCTCATCACAGCCATCGGCGCATTTTATTGGGCGGTGGCTGATGCGTGGGAACTTCCGTATGGGGAGCAAGTGGTCGCCACTTGTGCGGCTCTCTCGACCCTCATCGGCGCAATAACCGAGTGGCAGAGGTATCGCTATAACAAGTCAAAAGAAGGAGAACAGTAATGGATGTAGTATTCACCAAACAGGCTTTCGCAGACAAACTTATCCACATAGCCACCGAGGTGGACTCGCTCTATAAGAACAAGTACCCCCAAAACTGTGGCTACTACAACGGAAGCAAGTTCAGTTGGGATTGTTGGAATCTCGTTAAGTCCCTTATATGGGGATGGCAAGAGGAAAGGACGGAAGGGTACTTCTGTTATCAGCCCGACCTCTATGGACTCGGTGATTGGGACGGCGGTACGATTATGTCTTACTGCACCGATGTGTCCTCGGACTTCTCAAACCTTACTGTGGGCGAGTTCCTTTTGACAGCCGCCAAAGACCACGCGGGAGTCTATGTCGGAGAGTTCACCGACAGGAGCGGTCAGCCCTGTAATGTCGTAGAGTGTACCACCACTTGGAACGAGAACAGGGTAATCGGCTCTTGGGTTGACCCCGATGGAACAAGGCGCAACTGCAAGGACGGACTCGTATCAAAGTCTTGGGCAAGGCACGGCAAACTCCTGTGGGTTGACTACGGCACACAGCCTGTACCGCCCGAACCGCCCAAGCCTCGTGTTGCCGAGGACGGTTGGTGGGGACAGGAAACTACCTACGCACTACAAGAAATACTCGGATGTTCTTCCCTTGACGGAATAGTTTCAAGACAGCCCAAGTCCAACAAACAGTATCTCCCCAACGCCTCGACTTCTTCTTGGGAGTTTAAGGGATGGCCTTTCTACCTTGGCGGATCTAATGTGATCAAAGCGTTGCAGCAGAGGATAGATGCGACCCCGGACGGATACTTCGGCAGAGCCTCCGTGATCGCACTTCAGCAGTACCTTCAGGCGAGAGGATACTACGCCGGAGCCATTGACGGATCGATGGGGCCGGGAACTGTATCCGGGATGCAGATGTGGATAAACGCTCACTATTGACATGGAAGTTTATATAGGGACTTGACATAATAAAACATTATGTGATATTATGTAACCGATCTATTTAGAGGGTATTTGAAAAGCCTTCCGGGCGAGGTATTGGTAGTGCTTCGCCCAAGCCAAGCGCATGATAGTCACTCCTGACTGTTTATGGATCATTTCCCCAAGGCGGATGGTGAAAGCTGTCCGCCAACCCTTTAGAAGTCACACACCCCCATATATACCTTTCTTTCGCGCAAAGGCTCCTGGAAACAGGGGCTTTTGTGTTTCTCGCGGGCGTGCGAGGGCGGTGAAAAATTTTAAGATTTTTTCTAAAAATTTATTGACTGGAGCGCCTGGATGGGGTATTATTGACTTGGGTCGCAACTATTCCTACAATATCAAATCTCGGTTTATTCACAAAATCTTCACAGAGTAGGTGAGTAAAACTAAATATCTATCCTTACTTCGTAAGGATATGTGGCATAATAGCGACCCATGAAAGAAAGGAAAGGGGGGTCGTTATTTTGATTTACAAGAAGTCTACAAAACACAAGACGATCACGGCAGACAACGGATTCGAGTTTGATGCCAAGCTGAATGCATTCACAGCAAGCCTTGACGAGAAACGGATCGAGTACGAAGTGCAGACCAATCCTGTTGCCGGATTCATTGCATTCGTCATCTATAAAGAGACGATGCAGATACCCGAAGACAAGAAAGATGAGCATGAGATGTGCGGTGACAGTTTCTACTGCGGAAGCTGCCCGATGCTCACACGCAGTTCGGATGGAAGGTTCAAGAATATGCGCTGTCAGTACAACGGCAAGCTGCGCCACATCGAGGACTCGTCCTGTTGCTCCGCGTTCTATGAATGGGCGGAGACAGGGAAATGGCCTGAAAGAAAGGAGTAGGAAAAATGGACGAAAGAGAAAAGGAAGTAATGATTCTGGCCGCGGAACAGGCGAGGTATGAGGTACTCATTCGGGGGCTTCTTAATAATTCAGGGCTGGACTATGGCGGTAAGGCGCTGACCTTTAGCGACACCTTCATCAACTGCTTTATAAAGGCGGTCTATCCGATGGACTATAAGGATCGCATAGAACAGCTTCGCAGAGAGAAAGGGCTTGGAGATGAATAGCGGAGAACTTATGAGGGCGTACCGAAGGGCGCATCATCTTACCCAGGGGCAGCTTGCCGAGGAACTGAACAGAGCGTTTGATCGCAAGTACACCACAGCGCTTATAAGCTACACCGAAAAAGGGTTCGTGA